GTCCGTTTCAGTGAAGCCCTTAGGCACAACTGAACCAGCAACACACCAGCGCAACATTTCACGTCCCTTCTTATTGATCATCTGGAGGTTGTTTTCTCCATCGTAAGAAGACTGGTCGACGAAACACATACGGTATGATTCGAGCGGCAATCCAGACTCAGGGTGCTTACGAGAAGCCTGAGCGACAGGACCGTGGTCGAACAATGGGACCTTAACCACATTCACCGTGTGACCATCGATGTGGTCGTATGAAGTGAAGTATCCCGTAATACCAAGGCTACGTCCGCTACCAGTAATGAACTTAGACTCTGTGGTTCTGAGGTAAGAGTTTGTTCCAGACGTCTTCACATTACCAGAGCTAATACCATTAGCGTAGTAAGCGCGCAGAGCCTTGTCGAACTCACGTGCACCACCAATACCTGTGAACAATGTCACTTGCTTATCAGTAGCGTCGGTCATTCCGTAGAACAAGTCACCGATCACATCCTCAATCTTGTTCTGAGTCAAGGTAGAGTACGTGTCCTTGTTGATGATTTGCTCGAACAAACCTGGACCAGAGATAACGGGCTGTCCGTTCTCGTCCAACATCTTGTTGGCACCGGTAGCGTCGTATGTCTTTGCTCCATACCAGTAGTACATCTCACACTCTTCCTTAAACTTGAGCATGTGACGGTACTCCTCATAGTCCATCCACAACTTCGTAGATGAGCCTTCCTTCAATGGGAGGGTAAACTCAGCAACGTAGTCCTTAGCGTTACCAGAGAAGTGGTAAGACTTACGTACGGTACCAATCTTTGATCTCACCAACCCGGGAGCGCTCCAGTTAGAAGCATTACCGCGTGAGAAGTCAATACCAACGTTAGCGTACAACTGTCCCCAGAGTGCACCAATTTCCAAGTCACCAGTGTTGTCAGTAGTTGCAAGCGCACCTTGATCTGGGCTAACCAGTCTCAAGCTGTACTCGTAACCGTTACCGACAGGCTTAGGCTCTTCCATAATACGAGCCAAAACACCGTTGCGAGAAACGAGAGTGTATGGGAAAATGAACCACTTGTCAGGGAAGACAATCTTAAAGATTGAACCACCTGCACCAGTTCCAGTTGCAGAAACCACTGGACGAACGTTTGTCTCATGAGTTTTGACACGGTACTCGTATTCGAATCTATCGATCGATCTCGTGTTGCCAACCCCTTCAGACAAGAAAGAAAGTGGGAACTTCTTCTCTTCACGTCCGGCCAAGTGCGTAATGATGGGAGAGAGCTCTTCGGGCTTCTCCATCAATGCATTGACCAACGAGTTAGTGTCGGTCATTTGCGAGTCGTTATAGTACGACTTAAGTACTTGCATCAAAGCCATGATTGTTTATTTTAAAGTTTTGCTTAAAAAAGCGCGTTTATGTCCAGCTGATCTGGATCAAATGTCTGTTGCCTACGCTGAGCCTTACGGGCGCTCTTGACTCTCTCCTCATTTGCTTGGATGCGGTCTCTCAGACTTCTGACACTCTGCGTACGTGCTTTCGTGTCGATGATGTCTGCAAGGTTAAACCCGCTGTACATGAGGTAGTCTATCGCAAGCTTGATATCGATATCAGCATCAGCGTAGTCTAAATCTCTTTGTGTATTGCCTTCTTCATCGATTGGTGCAGAGATGTAGTCAAAGAAGTCTTGCTTGTCCGCATCTGGTATTACAATACCACCGAACTCGTTGTCCTCTGACATGTACTCCGCCACACCACCCCAGAAGTCTTCTTGCTCCTGTTCTATCTCTCTAGCTTCTGCAAGCTGTTCTTCATACATCTGCTGTCTCTGAGCTTCCTGCATGTTGACCAGCTGTTGCTGTGCTACAAGTGCTTTGTTGTGCAACTTGCCTGTCTGTTGAAAGTCATCGAGCATCTCGAGGATCATTTCATCTTCGTGTCCCATAGCCTTGTAGTACTCTCCAAGCATAGCTCGTTGGAGTGTAACATCTTCTTCGCTAAGCTGAATACGGCTGTAATCTGAACCTGGGTTATTCGCTGCGTAGAACTCCTGTGGGTCACCACCGGCAAGCACATACTCTAGGTGAGCACCTACTTCGGGGTATTGCTCGAACAGTTCCTGCAGCTGTCCTTCTGCAAGCTCTTCTGAGACATCTCTAACGTAGTTAGTTAGTCCCTCGACTGTGTCGGCATATTCGTATTCCATTTCAACTCCGAGAATATCAGAGATCTTCTCTGAGATGGGGAGGTCGTCATACTCTTCTTCCGTGAGTTCGTCATCGTCGTACTCATCGTCAGCGTATTCATCATCCTCATCATCTTCATCGTCGTCGTAGTCATCTTCAACGCTGTAGTCTTCGTCGTCATCTTCGTACTCGTCTACACCGTCTTCGAAGTCTTCGTCTCCGTATTCTCTAGGGTCCTCGTCAATGATCTCATCACTGACTTCCTCAACGTCTTGAGGCGCCTCGGCTGTTTCCAGCCCTTCTGCACCGTCTCCAATGACACTGTCGAAGGAGATGGCACTAAAATCTAACTTGTTGTTTGGGTCTGACATGTTGCAAAAATATTAAGGGTTTGGTTTGTAAATCTGTAAAATTATTTTCTATACTCGCTATTACTATATATCACTTGCGCTTTCTGCGCTTCTTTCGTCTATCTACCATTCTGCCTTTTCTACGTGGTGCTCTGAGTGGTGCTCTGAGTGATCCGAGACCAGACTCGTAAGCTTTCATATCTTCAACAGATATGTAGCTTGAAGCAGCTTTATCTAAGTTAATCTTCGTCATTGCGTCTTTTCCATCCCCTACTCTAGATATCAAAGGTTCAGAGCTGCCGGGGAGTGAGATGTTTAGCCTTCCTCCATCGGCGGTTACATCAAAGCTTTGTCGTATTCTTATAGGCTTCCCGCCCAGCGTTTCAAATACCTCAGCATTGAAGAGTTTATCTTTTGCCCATTCTGGGAGTTTGTTTACTGCTCTTTTGGCTCTATCAGGTAATTTGTCTAACAGTGGAGAAGTTGTTCCCTGTTGAAATGGTTGGAGATCCCAGTCATCAACCATGTCTACTCTCATACCCTTATTCATTGGGGTTGTCTCCATTCTGTATCCACCCATCACACCATATAGGTCATCAGTATATCCTACAGATACACCTTTATTTCCTTTAAGACTTGCTTTACCAGCTGCCATGAACTCTCCGTATGGTACCTTAGGTCCATACTTCCATTCGTCTGAGAGAGGTGCTGTCCATTTTCCTCGTGCAATCAGGTCTTTCTTTACGGCTTTGGGTATATGAACGTCCCCCACATTAGACACTGCAAAGTCAAATTGTTCAGGATCTCTCAGTTTAACCTCTCGCCCGCTGACTCCCGAAGGCTTGTATGACCCATACCGCTGGTCTTTTCCAAGACTTAACCGAATTGCATCAACTCTGTTTTCAATTTGACTTCGCACGTGTTTTGGTATTTTATCATACGGCACAAACTCATTGGACTTACCGTGTGCCCTTGCTATGTTTTCTACTTGTTTCTTTTTGCTGAATACATTCTGCAAGGTTTCTTTGGGGCCCATGGCTTTTGAACCATACCCAAAAGGAACTTTAGAGTATGCCAACCCAAACCTACCGGGGGCTCTAAACAGTCCTAGTGCACTTCTTGCAGCTCCAAATGCGATGGCTGGGTCAAGCAGTATGTCTGCTGCTAACGCTTTACCCCCAGTTAAGTCTAGTGTTGTAGATGGTGAGTAGTTGTCTTGTGGTATACCTCGTGCTGCATCTGTGTATGCCCACGAGTTTGTATTTATCTTGTTACCTGTTGCAATGTTTAGGAGTGCACCTGTGGTCACTCTTTGAGGCCAGGACATAACGTCTGTAGCCATGTTCATCATAGTCTTACCCGCCTCTCCTATAGCGTCCCTGACTCCGGTCTCGTACTCTTCACGCTTTCCCTCATCTATCTTAGAGTAGTCTCCTGCAATACCTGCATTGGTACGTTGCAGCACATCCTCTACTGAGTCTAACCCCTGTCTGTCTTTGTTTGCTACAACTTCTGCTGTACCTAACAGGACTGGCATCTGCGTGCCGTCTGCGAAGGTCATGATCCGTGTGCCGGGTATTTTGTTGTTGTCAAACCCATGCTTGTCTGACCACGTCAACGATACGTCCTGCTTCTTTTCTTTCTCCTCTTTGTCACCTGCGTCACCTCCGGTCTGATACTGTGCTGGTGATTCTATGATGTCTCCCTCGTACGGGCCCGTGGGTATCTGTTGTATGCCCGGTGGTATACTTTTGTAGGACTCAACGATGTGCCCGTTCTTGTCCACCTTCTCTATGTCGATAGGGGCTTTCATGCCCCGTGTGTTAAACACAGCACCTGGTTCTGTGTCTGGGAACACCATGGTCTTGTTTGTCTCACCAGCCTGGTGGTATGGACGCAACCCTTCTTTTCGCTCTTCTGGCGTTTCTGCACGCAGAGGTTGTTCTCCCTGTTGTTGTGCTCTATGCTCAGCAATGATATCCCTTCCCTGTTCGTAGGCTTTGAACACGTC